GTCAACACATTTTGGATACATTCTGCGATTTCTTACTAATTTATTTGCCATGTAATTTGGTATGGTCAACCATTTCTTTTCCATGTGGTTCGGTAATGTTCCAGGATCTTGTGAGTTTTTAACCTCAGCTATCCAACCATTCCATTCAACATCCCAGTTATGAGTTTCAGGTTTGGTGTAGTCAAATTCAGCAGGGTTCATAACAGCACCTTGACGTACTAAAGCAAACTCTAGTATAACGCCTGCATAAGTATGTGCTAAGACAGTTGAGTGACTTCTTCCACGTCGACGGTTTGGACACTCAAACATTTCTTGTGCCATAGTTTGAATGTGAGAAACCTCACCCTCGTTTAACTCGAGGATAAGGGGTTCTGGAAGTTTTAGCGGGAGTTGTAAAGAAGACTCAGACACTGTTATAATGCTTTTTCCAAGTTGAACCAATAGTACCATAACCGGAACCAGACATATAAACTTGCCACATAATACGTGATACCTCACGTGAACTATTGGCTTTATCTAAATCGTAGATAAGTCTATTGTGTACAACTTTTTTAGTTTTCTTTACATCAATAAGAGAATTAGCAGCATCTCGTGCTTCAGTCAATTCCATCTTATCTAATTTTTGAAGTATTTCTAAATCCATTATCTATCCCATACATTGTCATAACGTTCGCGAATATATACATACACATCAGCATGTGTAGCTAATGGAAGAGGCAAACCTTGGTTATACATACGACCATTATGACCTCTTGGTCCACGACCTTGAAGCTTTACGTACCTTGGTTTGTCGTCAGGGAATGCTCTATTATTGAGTTTAACCACAGTTCTAAGCCCGTCTACGGCAGCTTGATCCTCAGCGATTGGTTTACCTTCAACCATTCTAACTGTAAACTGGTATGCAGTTGAATTACGATTTTTTGTAGTAAATGTAGTCATAATGTATTTCCTTATTAATTGATTCTAATATAACATATTCTATTAGCAATGTCAATAGCTAATTTGATAATAGTTGAACTTTTTTCTTAAATACAATTTCAGCTTCATTCCACGAAGCATATGAATTACTTGATAATCCATCCAAGTCTTCTACATCTTCTACGAATTTTGTTCCATTGGCATATACCATTTTACCATACATGTATGAGTTTTTATTAAAGCCTTCATCATCTTCGTATAATTCGTTTACACAAACATAACCATTATACTGTATATACATGAATCCGTCAAAGCTATTGAGACTTCTTATGTTATCTACATGATTGCCTGGTTCGCCACCGATTTTGTTACACATGGCAAGAGCATCTTCTAAACGTGACGCCATTCCAATGGCTTCTGATGGGAATGTATTTGTTTTAACTGTGTACATACTATTTTCCTTTTGTTGTTATATACTATTATAACTGATTCTAAAAGGAATGTCAATAGTTAATCGTAGCCGAGTTGAGCCACTGATTTTACTTCTTCTCTAAGGATTTCTTGTTCACGTATTTTATATGCTGCTTCAAAACCTTCTTCGGCATATTGGGATCTTTCGTGGTTTCCCCATAGTCTTTTAAAATAACTATCATAAAGGTATTCAACAACTGAGTCAGATTCTGAAATATCAATCAGTTTACCTTTGACCATCCAATTCAAACGGTTGGCTTCTCTACGCACTTCTGGTGAGCACATGGTGGGACCTCCTATATAAACAATGTAATATTATTTATGTTTTAGAGGTACCCACCAGCCGCTGTGTTAGCGGTAACATTTAAATTTATTTTAATTAAATTGGATTAATTACATAATGAATAAGTAATACCAACGCTACTGAGGCACCAAGACCAACCATCATTTTACCAAAGTCTTTAGCAACTAATGGAAATACTGATTTGGTTTTTCTTTTACCAAAGTATGTTGCCATAGCCAACTCACGTCCTGCTAATAGCCCAACGAAAACCCATGTTGTACTCATAGGAATATCATTGAGTTCTTTAAAGAAATATAAACATAGCCAGTAAAACAAGTCAATCAATGTCGCTGATCTTACATATCGAGTATTATGTTTCTCTAATACAATTTGTTGGATTTTACCACCACGTTCTCTAAACATAAAGAACAATCCACCAACAAATACAAATGATATAAGTATCATTAAATCTACTGGTACTTGACGTGGTAAGAACACCGCAATGTTAGCAATATCATGTGACAACCAAGTATACCATAAACCACCTGTAGCAACCCATTGAGCAATGCGCCAATAGTTCTTATTACTTTCACTTATAGGTGCTGTTTCATCATACCATCTACCAAAGTATTTGTGAATTATAAACCATACTGCATAAGCAAACCCTGCAGCTACACCATAACCCATAATGGATTTCATTAGCATCTTTTCTAATACAAAGGTGCTAGCAAATACTGATAATACTAAAAATGATGTTGAAACTGGTACACCTAATCGAGTCAATGCAACTAGAATTGCAGGTGCTGCAGCATGGTACCATTGTACTTCTTGCCACGGAATTTTATTCAAACGGCCATAACTAATGTCACCGCCATTCATCATCCAACCATACCAAAGTGTGGCTAAAAGAACAGAGGACGCTGCTATCCATAATGTTTTATAACTAAATCTCTCATTGTTTGATGCCATCCAAGTACCGAGAGTTTGTACTGAATCATTTGCTATAACTGCGTAAGCAGCAAGCAGGAATCCGATTAGACTCCACATTGTGAGTAGTTCCATAAATTTCTCCTTTATTGTTTGACGTTTTTACCACGTCGCTCACATTAAAAAAGGCAAGGTATTTACCACCTCACCTTAATCTATTTATTCTTCACCTAACCAAATATTAATACTTAATAGGTTTTTATCTCTTTTACTTATTGCATATTCTATATTGAAATCATGTAATGCTTTTCTTAACGCTACTAATTTAGCAGGTTCTTTGGGTCTTACCCAGGTTTTTGATGGTTCATCATCCATTATAGAGCTTTCTTTAAATCGCCGTGGTTACCTTCATGGCTTGGAGCAGTCCAACCCTCTGGTTTAATCAAATCTGGAAGTCCGAATTTATTTGGCCGACCTTCTTTAACACCAACATCTTTAGCAGCGTTTGCCTCGTAAACTTTATTCCAAGCCACGTTTGCATCAACACCAAATACGTCAAGTGTACCAATAGCGAATACGCACATATCAATTAAACCATCAACAATTTCTTCAGGATCTTTGGCTTCAATAGCATCCATAGTTTCATCAAGCTCTTCCTTACACATTGATAAACGAAACCTTAGGTATTTGTCCATTAAGTCTTTATTGTCTTTGTTAGCTTCAAACCATTCTCTGACACCAAATTTGTTATGCATCATATACATATCGTTAGCAAAATCGCTCATATTATAATCCTTTGTTGTTTGTTAGATTGTATCACACCATGATACATATGTCAATTAATATTTAAGTTAGATAAGTACGTTATTTCATCTTTTAATTTAAGCTTTTTAACCTTGGCAGACTTGATATGTTTGTCTGGTGCTTTTTCTGCCTCAAGTGCCTCAATGGTTTTATGAAGCTTGGCATGTTCCTTAGTAATTAAATCTAATCTGTACTCTATGTCTTCTGCAGTTTTCATTATGTTCCCTTTATACAAAGAAGTTGTCAATAGTGTTTACTTTTTCCGTTGACCAATCGACGGCGTCAAGTATTGCTTTTAACGGACTTAGGAATACTTTATCGAATTGTTTTTCGTAATCAATGTATTCACTTAATCCAAGCTCAGGTGGTAATACGCCTGGAAATGATATGATGTTTTCTTTAATCGGATTTGGAGTTTTAAGATATACGAATTTAATTTTATCACCACCATTAATTTCGTTATAACGTTTTTGTAGCTTAGCGCCTTTGAGGTAATGGTTGTAGAGAATGGCACCACGTACATGCATAGGACAACCCTTTTTATATAAGGATCCACTCTCGCGATACTTATCGATGTTATCAGTACCAGAGTTTTTAGCAACATCTTCTGGTCCAAGTTGAAAGAACTTATCTTTAAAGT